AATGAAGGTATATCCCAAATGCATCTATTGTTAGGTTGTGCTGCATAGTTCCCATCGTCTAGGGCTATGATGTGAGCGCATTTATGCTCGTGCGGAATCTCTGAATGGTCCGTATCTAAGATATTACTTTCAGGGTGAGCAAAGTCAACAGTAAATAAATACTGTCCTGGATGCCATTTTTTATCTTTGCCAATATATTTACCGGCTTGTCCGTCTAAGATATCCCAAGAATGAACAGAAGGATAATAACTAAAACAATTCCATAACTGAAGCTCGTCAAGTCTGCGAATTGGAACAGCTTTCGGTTCAAAGCCACGTTGAATAAAAGCCGTAATTGGTAAGCGATAAAAGATTGCACCGTTTTCCATGATTGCATGAAAGAGAATTGATTTACCTGTGATCGCAGATATTCCAAAGATAATACAGTCTTCAACTTCGCCATGATGTTTTTTAAGATCATAAAGATACTCCCTTTTTATTTGTGCATATTGCACTGGTATGTTTGCATTTAGATAAGCCATAATTAATCATTTATTGTTCCCCAATTTTTTCCTGATTCATAATCAACTTTGTTGGGGACTTCTAATTTAACAGCATTCTCCATCACTTCAACAATTTTCTTAGCTTGCTTATCGGATTCAACTGAAACACAAAGTTCATCATGGATTTGTATATGTGCAATTATACCTTCTTTGTATAAATCTAACATAGACTTTTTTGTCATATCAGCTGCAGATCCTTGTATGAGTTTATTGAGTGATTTGTATGTGTATGCTCTTTTTATCCCTGGTCCGTGTTCTTGTAATGCATCTTCATGAGGCATTGCTTTATGCATACCGAAGCTGTTAGGTTCCCATAGATGAAACCTACACAATCGACCTAGTAGAGTTCTTATTTGTCCACGTTCTTGAGCCCTGTTCATAGCAGAGTTCATAAGTTGTTTTACAAAAGGAACTTTAGCATGGTATTGATCAAATAATTCTACAGCTTTTTCTTTAGATACACCTAGCTCTGCTTGTAATTTAGCTTTACCCATACCATAGAAAAGACCCAAATTGATTGTTTTAGCTTGAGTCCTAGGTATCTCTGCCATGTCGGCAACAGTTTGGTGGAAGTCTGTTGAAGTATCGTTTTCATATTGATCTACAACATCATATACAGATGGAAATTTATGTAGAGACGCATAATGAACTACCAGTCTTGGTTCTTGTTGACTGTAATCAAAACATCCCCAAGTTTTTCCTTCATCAGGTAAAAACAAAGATCTAATCAAAGGACCTAGATCTTTATTACGAGCTGGAATCTGTTGTAAGTTTGGATTAGAATAACTAAATCTTCCGGTAACTGTACCCCCTTGGTCAGATCTTATTTGATTTATATCTGCATGTATTCGACCTTTATGTTCGTATCTTAATATGGTATCTATAAACGTAGTGTGGGCTTTGTTAATTTCCCTAGCCTTAGCTATCATTTGCACAACAGGATGTTTGTGTTCTTGTAAAAAATTTTTAGTAAAGGAAGGAGCACCAGTTTTAGCAGTACGTTCATATGGCAAAGACAACTTATCAAATACTTTCGCAATACTTCGTGCAGCCCATATCTGAGGTTCTAATGTGGTTTCTTTACTTATTGATGATAATATTTTCTTCTCTTCTGTTTCTAGTTCTTGCTTTAGGCGAGAAGCTTTATCTGAGTCTACCCTCACTCCAAGAAACTTCATATCGACAAGACAAGGAAAAAGATCTGTCTCAAGATTAAAAACAGATTCAATGTCCTGATGTATGATTTCTTTTTTAAATATTTGCCAAAGTTCTAAAGTTAATTCAGCATCTTTCTCTGCATAGGATCCGACCTCCATCGCTGGTAATTGCCATAGATCTGCTTTAGGATCTAATCCTCTTGACTTGGCTGCTTCAATTAAAGCAGCTTCTGATTTACCGTGTCCTAAGTAATCCCATGATAAACTATTTAAATCATATCTAAATCTATTTTCATCAATCAATGATGCAGCTATCATTGTATCAACAATCAATCCATTAATTTTTAAACCCATTTGTTTAATCCAACATACGTCGTACATTGCATTATGAAATATTTTAATAGATTCTGTCTTAAGTGTATCTTGGAACCATTCTAAAGTACGCTTTTTATCCATATTAGGCCCTGAGCCATGTGCTATGGGGAAATAAAATTTTCTACCTGGCACAGCCACCGCTATACCTACAACTTCACCGTTACCAATTACAGCCCCAGATCCTTTAGATTTTAAATCAGGATCTCTAGTTTCTAAGTCAATTGCTATCTCATCGTATTGCCTTAGATCAGGATACTCTTCCGGTTCGTTCCATTCTGTTTGTGCTTCAAATAAAGGTACTTTCATTTTTTATTTCTAGTATCTTTTAACTTTAATATCTCTAATTCGCAATAGTGAATTATCTTTTCTAGATCTTTAATTTTATCCTTATGTAAATACCTACACACATACTTCACAACGCAGCCCTGGAAGAACGAAAGATTATTTTTTGAAATAAATTCGTACGGCTGAATGTGAAAATTCTTGTAGTGGCTCCCTCCAACCTGCCTTGATTGTGGAAATATTTTTTCTAATCCATCTGGATCTGTCATAACTGATATCCCTTCCTTTCTATTTTTGCTTGTAATAAATAAATATTCTTTTTTGCTCTCGTCGTTCCTACATACCATACTCTATGCTCTTCGTCACTCTTTGTTATGCTTCTCATGACGGCTTGTCTTATCTTGTTGGCATTATCTAAAACTAGAATAACATTATCTGCTTCTCCACCTTTAGCTGCGTGTATTGTAGAAACTTTGATCCTCGGTCCTTGATTAAGTTTTTCTTTATTTGAAAGCATTAATCGTATATAATTCCGTTCCAAAATATTACCTTTACTAAATACTTCATACCATTTTAAACTCTTATCTTGTAAATCGTCTTTATCAGCAAAGTCTAACAGATCTTTCATAGAGATCTCTGTTATCTCTTCACCATTAATATATTGCATATGAGTTAGAATAGCTTTGTATAATTTAACATTATAACTTTTACCTCTTTTAGTTTCAAAATATATTCCTTTGTCTTTTAAAATTTTACAAATCTCTTCAGCTCTATTTAAAGTTCTAGTTAAGATTAACCATTTGTTAGACAGTAAATCTAAATGATCTAATGTGCTTATCTTTTCTACTTTACCTTCTTCATCTCTTGCTTTATAATTTTTCGTCGCTCTTAATCCACGAATACGACTTATAACAACAGAAGAAAGTTCTTGAACCTTTTTAGGTATACGTCTTGATCTAGATAAAACTTTTTCTTTTGCAGGCTCGTTAATAAATCTATTTACATCTGCACCTGCCCAAGTATAGATAGCTTGATCATCATCGCCAGCTAAGTAAACATCATCAGAGTTTGATTTTAATAAGTCATACATTTTCCATTGTAAGGGTGATAGATCTTGAGCTTCATCAACAAACACTACTTTAAAGCTAGGACAAAGATGAGGCTTGTTTACAAATTGATTTATCATATCCGAGTAATTTAGTAGGGTATTTTTTCTTTTGTATTGATTATAATTAGCCTCGATGTGTTCTAACAATCCCCATCTAACCGATGAAGAATATTCACCAGAACAATACTCATCCCAGACTGAAATACATTTTTCTTTTGCTTTTAAAATAATTTGAAAGTATTCATTATCACAAGTTAAATAAGGTGATGCATCTACATCTTTTCTTACATTAACTCTAATACTTAAGATCCTACCTAGATCTGCATAATGATAGTCTTGCATAACTTTACTTTCGTCTAGACTCAGCTTTTGAAAAGCCAAAGAATGAAACGTTCTAAAGTATGGTAGATCTTTCTTTTTGTACTGTGGATTCTTTTCTAACATTCTATCCTTTGCTGTGTTAGCTGCTTTTCTTGTAAATGCAAAGTAACCGATTTGATCTAGTGGGGTGCCTATTCTAATGTAGGCCATCGCTCTTCTAATTAATTTTTCTGTTTTACCTGTACCTGGTGGTCCGTAGATTTTAGTTATCACAGAATATCTTCCTTGTCCTTCATATCCAATATCTCTAATTCATTTTCTTCTTCATCAAAATATCCCATAGAAATTTTTACGCATCTTACAGGATTGTTTGATTTACTATCTGAATCTTTTTTAGGATATCTTTTAGATACACTGAGCTCTGCTTGAAAGAAGTCCTGCATCATTCTACCTGTTCTATTTATTTTTAGTTTCCATTCTTTGTTCTTAAGATGATTATAAAAAGGTTCAAAAACAAAATAAGCAAAGCCATCATCAATTAATGTACTACCATTTCTAAATGAGGTATCGCTTACAGCTTGGACACCTGTTACATACTCTTCTAAATGTTTTTGTAATAATTCTTTATCTGATGTGCCAGGTGGAGGACTCTCTACATTCTGTGTTTCATATAAGTTTTCCATGATAATTTGATAATCTTTATTTGTAACTCTTGGTGGGAAGATAGGTGTATGTGCAGCTATCAATGTTCTAAGTCTATCTTGGTTTGTAAAGTAAGTGGCATCTCTTGCTATAACTTGTTTACTAACTTCTCCTTCTTTCTTATCTACATATGTAATTGTAAATCTAAATTCTGGATCGGGAGAATAATTAATTTTGATTAAAGCTGTAAGTGGAGGGAATCTTTTTATCTTATCAGATAAGAAACCAAACTGTCGTTTGGCACACTCTGATTTCATACAATGGTCGTGTATAGGTTCCTCATCACAAGTGTGTCCTGCTGTTTCTTTTTCCCACGCTTTTATTTTTTTCTTAACTTTCTCATCACCCCATTCATTATCATAAACAATATAATCTCTGGCTGCTTGCAATACCTTTTTATCCCAAACATCACCATATTTTTTCTTAGCAAAAACCATGTAGTTGTATAAGAATCTGTCTCTGTAATCTCCCAACTTATTATCAGCTGATAGATCTTTAGTTATAATTTGTAAACAAGGTGGACCATCTACAAATTCTTCATTGCCACCTGTTAAAATTTTTTTAATATGATCATTTATAAAATTATTTAATTCTTCCTGTGTTTTTGTATTTGCGTCTATAACTTTAATAAATTGTTCAAATGTAAATGTTGTGCCGTCTAAGTTAAGACCAACTCGTTCTTGTTTCTTGAAGTATGGTAAATTAATAAAGTTACCTGATGTGCTGTTAGCACCTTGATCTAGTTCTGTTTGTTTAGGATAAACTTCTGTGCTCGGCTTAAGATTAAATGTATATAATAATTTTTCTAGAAATGATTTAATGAATGTAGCTTTGACAGGTTTGTCTGTAAAAACATACAAATGTAATCCACCGCTTTTTGATTTTACTGGTATGACAGGAATTTTATTTTTATCTATAATCTCTAAATATTTTCTTGTATCAAATTGATCATAAGCTTTTGAATCTATATCTATTGCACCAAACTTAGCCATGCCTTCATCATCACATGGTTGTATGCCTATTGGTTTAATTCCTTTTAAATGATTTTCGTAATCTTGTTCTGTGACTGGTTTCTTTGCCCAAAAATGTTCAATTTTTAATTTGCCGGTAGAGGGGTCCTTGTACGCAGACTGAGGGTCAGCATACCCATAATCTCTTTTTAGTCCTGTAAATATTTCAACAAATCTTTTTTCCATAAGTCATCATTCAGGGCCGGATCCAGTCTCCCATCACCGACCCTGTTTCTCTCGAGGGAGAAACTAGTAATGCGTTCCCTTATCAGATTGCGCTGTAGTTTCTTCACCATGTTTAACCTTAACATCCCCTTTAGAAATGCTAGTCGCAAACGCTTTGGCTTGTTGGTAAAGAGCACCATCTTGCACAGTTCCGATTTTACTTACGGACCATCCAAACCATGTGCCTTTGTCGTTAGACTGTTGCACAGTTTTTAGATGATATTGATGACTAAACGCAGCTGGAGTAAAGAGTTTTCCATCTTTACCTTTCAGCTTAATTTGTTGAATCATACTATTCCAAGTTCTACTAGTTTTTAACTGAGTAGATTTCATAGCGATCAACGCTGTTGCTGGAGAGTCTCCACTAACAATAACAAAATGTTGTGCAGTCTTCTCAATATAATTACCGTTTGGTAATCTATCTTTGAAGTCCCCACCCCTAGTTGTTTTTGAAAGTATATCACTTGAAGAAGGATAAATGTTCACCGGAGCTCCCGATCCATCCTTACCTCTGTCTTTCCATTCAACATACTCTAGTTTGTAGTAACAAGGTATTACTTGAATACCTTTCTCACCATCAAACAAATCACCTGTAACTGTATTGTAGATCATGCCAGGCGTTGCCCCTTCGACATACTTACCGTCTCGTTTGTTAACTTCCGGTGAAAGTTGTCCAAGGATCTTAAGAAATGGTAACGCAAGATCTTCTTGAGTTATGTTTCCCATTCCCATATTCGCATCTGCCTCTAGGTTAGATACGGCTAGTGCACCTGCACTAGTCTTTTTCATTAGCTGTTCTTTGCTCATTTTTCTTATTTCCTTGTTATTTTTGTTCTGTTTCCTGCGAACACGTTAAATAGGTCAGAGGGCATATCTTGTCCAGCTTCGATACGCTCCCTAACCAATGCTTTAAGTGTCATAGGTTCAACCTTTAATTTCTGGACAGGTTGATACCCTTGACCTTGTGCAAGGTCAGCATATTCTGCCGCCTTGTTATCTTCGTTACGACCGAAGGAAACGGTTACCTCATTTTTAATAAGGTCCCCTAGGCCATTACTACGAAGCCAGTTAAATGCCTCTTCCTTTTTTGCAATAGGAATAGAAGCACCGTAGACGGGTTTCACTTCAACAGCGGAACCGTCTGCTAATTTTAAAGTAGATAAATTCATCTCTTGCATCATCGTTGGGATGACTTCACCAGATAAATGGTCTACCTCTTTTTTTAGTTTTTTGACTTGTTCTTCTGCAGCTTTGAGATCTGTTTCAGTTGCCTGAAGTTTTACACATTGCGCAGATAAAGATTTAGCGTCATTAACATTTGCTAACGACTCTAACTTGTCTTCCTCGAGATTTATCATTTTTATTTTCTCCTTTCATAGGGTTATATATAATGGATTAATATCCTATGTCAAGATTTTTCTTCAATCTCACCTTTCTCGTATAGATTGATTTCTATTGGATAGTACATTTTTTCTTGTCTATCCCATTTTAATAGATTGAATCTACCATTTGTAAGATCAGAAACTATAGAACACGCTGCACCTATAATTGCAGGATCTCCTGTCAATAATAAATAGTCTGTGGATTTATAGTCTTTTAATAATTTTCTTAATTTATAAATTAATGGGCCTGGTGATAATATAATCTGTGAGTTCTCAGGTAATAGTGTTACTATATTACCATACCTGCTTGCCCCCATAATATTGAATTTTGGAGCTCCCATTCTAGTTCCAGGTAGTTCTTGTATTACATAGACTACTGAAGATACACCTTTGTTTATAGGTGTGTTTATAGATCCTAACATTCCATAACCTTTCTTGACTAGTTATAATAATTATTGTAAGACATTGCAAGAAAGAAAAATGAATTATAGATTTAAAACAAAGCCTTATGGGCATCAGCTTGAGGCATTAGAAATGTCTTGGAATAAAGAGGTATTCGCGTACTTTATGGAAATGGGTACCGGTAAATCTAAGGTACTTCTTGATAATATTGCTATGCTTTATGATAAAGGTAAGATCAACGGAGCCTTGTTAATAGCACCAAAAGGTGTGTATAAAAATTGGTTTGATAGTGAGATACCAACTCATTTACCTGATCACATAGAAAATAATACAGTGCTATGGAAAGCAACTCAAAGCCAAAAACAAAAATCATTATTAAATAGCTTATTTAAAACAGGTGAAGATCTGCACATTTTAATTATGAATGTAGAAGCTTTTAGTACATCAAAAGGTGTAGAGTTTGCAGAAAAATTTTTGAACTCTCACAGCACATTAATGGCTATAGATGAATCAACTACTATTAAAAACCCTGATGCAAAAAGAACTAAAAATATTGTGAAGCTTGGTGAGATGTCCAAGTATAGAAGAATACTTACAGGATCTCCTGTAACTAAATCCCCATTAGATTTATATAAACAATGTGAGTTCCTTGATCCTTGGTTGTTAGGCCATTCATCTTACTACACGTTTAGAACCCGTTACGCCAAAATGGCTACAGCTAATTTTGGTGGACGATCCGTACAGATTGTAGTGGGGTATAAAAACCTAGAAGAACTATCAGAGAAAATTAAACCTTTTTCTTATCGTGTATTAAAAGAAGATTGTTTAGATCTGCCTGCTTATACTTATCAAAAAAGAATTATACAGCTTACACCTGAACAACAAAAATTATATGATCAGATGAAAAGAATGGCTTTGGCTATTCAAGATGGAGAAACGATGAGTACGGCCACAGCATTGGTACAGCTAATGCGTCTACAACAAATTACATGTGGACATTTTAAATCTGACACAGGAAAAGTTACTGAGATTAAAAATGATCGAGTCAACGCTTTGATTGATGTGTTAAACGAAGCACAGGGTAAAGTTGTAATATGGGCACATTGGAGGAACGATATAGCAACAATAGTTAAACATGTTAAAAAAACATTTGGGGATAAGTCTTATGTTACTTACTATGGTGATACGTCTACAGACGATAGACAAAAAGCTATAAAACAAATTCAAGATCCTAAAAGCGAAGTTAGATTTATTATTGGTACGCCTCAAACGGGTGGTTATGGTATTACATTAACTGAAGCTGACACTATGGTTTATTATTCTAATGGTTATGATCTTGAGAAAAGAACACAATCAGAAGCTAGAATTAATCGTATAGGCCAAAAAAGAAAAATGACTTATGTAGATATTATTTGTGAAAAGACTGTTGATGAAAGAATTGTAAAAGCTTTACGTAAAAAAATAAATATTGCTAATCAAATTATGGGTGAAGAATTAAAAGATTGGATTTAAAGTTTTTGTAAGAGAACTAAAATAACACCACCCATACCTGTAATGACTGCTCCCATAGATACCAATAATATTCTTTCTACTCTAGTAATTTGATTTTCTAATTTATGAATCTTGTCATGAGTTTGCTTCTGCATAATTCTGCAGAGTTTTTCATGATCCTCTATTTTTTGTAATGCATTTGTTTTCATAATTAAAAAGGTGAAGGGCCTTCATATCCTGGTGCATCTCCTGCTGTTGATGCTGTTGAAGCTCCTCCTACATCTCCTCCTGTGTCTTGTTCATAATCAGCGAAATCAAATGTTGTTCCGCCTGGATAATCTCTATCTATTCTTGCTGATTCTTCATCAATAACGTTTTGATAGAAATCTAATTTTTGTTGTTGAAATGGTGTTAGGTTTCCTTTGGCTGCTAGCTGTGCAACTTTATCAGCTGCATAAACTGGATAATTTCCTGCAAAAGAAACTGTATTAATACCGTAAGGATCTTGAATTGATGAACCTCCTATACGATTATCTCCGTATGTTTGAACTAATTGTGGATTAGCACCGACAGAAAATTGTGATTGCATAAGTTGATCTCTTGGAGACATGGGTTGAAACATAGATCCTATACCTGATGCTATTGTTCCCACCAAAGGTAAACCTGTTAAATTTTTACCAATGAAATTTACTCCTGTTCTCACAGGAGAAAAAAATTTACTTTGATATATCTCTTCTAATCCTTGTATTGGTTTAATCATAATCTATCCAAATGGAAATAATATTCTCGCGTTAGGGTTATTAGCAAATAAATTAAATTGATTGCCTACACTGTTACCTGCGGCAGCCACTTGTTGATTTACCGGTGCTCCTATTTGTGGAGGGGGAGGTAACTCAGCAACTTGTTCGATACCTGTTGTTGGTGCAACTAAATCACTTCTAAGATCTCTTGTTTCTTCTACACCTGGAGTTAATATTTCATCAAGCTCACTTTGTATAGATTCTAAAGGTAAACCTAGACTAAATTTTTTAAGATCTTTTTGTACATCATTAAAAATATCCATAACTATATCATTTTGTTCGTCTATTTTTCCAGCCTCAAGTGGGCTATCAACTTCAAGTCTTTCAACTGTAGAATTAAATGCATCTTTACTATAAGTTGGTGGTTTAAACTCACCTCTAAATAATGCTTTTATTTCTGTTTTAGTTAATCTTTTTTCAAATAATTGTTTTAATTCCCTCTCACCAATACCTAAACTTTGTGCATCTTGAATTGTTTGAAACATTCTATTTTGAGAGTCATAACTCTCTACAACATATTGTGAGTAAGCTCCTAGTTTTTCTTCAGGTGAAGTTCTAGCAGAATATGCTTTTCTTGAAAATTTACTTCTCATATTACTTTTATCTTTATTGTATGATGTAAGAATGAAAGGAACACTTGCTAAAGGTTTTGCTTCTTCAACTCTAACTCCTGAGAATAAAGCCACAACTTCATCACTCATGTCTTTTTGAGTTCCATAGTCACTAAATCTTCCTGTAGCACCATCCCATATTCTTGCAGAAGATGTTACCGCACCTGGAGATAAACCACCTAAAATATGATTTAATGATTTTGCAATAATTACATCAGCACCATCTTGTGGATAGTAAATTACTTTACCTCTGGAGTCTCTACCCCCTCTTACAGTTACGTCAAATGCTCTCTCGGTACCAATAGACTCTGTAATGAAGGGTTGTAAAAATTCTGTGATAGCACCTTTTCTCTTATTAGGATCTATAGCACCGCCGAACAAAGCATCCATAACAATAGAAGTTACATTATCTTTTTTTAATCTTCCTTCACTAAAAGCTGCTAACACGGCGTTCGCAGGCGCAACTAAAGTGTCATAAGGATTAGAGTATGAAAAATTATAATATTTAAATTTACCATTTTCATCTGGCGATGACATAGGTATTAACGTTGAGTTTTTTTGATACGGTGGAGCAAAAGATCTTTGAAAAGAATCCATAGTATCATCGTCTACTCCTGTTAAATATTGTGCACCTTTTTTAGTTGTGTAGCCAATGCCTCCTAAAACTGAAGACACACCAACTAATCTTCTTGCACCCATTTGTCGAATAAAAGGATTTGTGCTTGTAAGTTCTCTTGCACCTATCGACACAATATTTGATGTTGTTCTTAATATCTCAGCAGGAAACGCTACGAAGTTACCTAGTGGTAAGTTTCTAACGTTTTCAATAATTAATGGTACTTTACTATAAGTTGGTACAGTGTTGGTAACTAAATAAGCAGATGCTTCTTCAGCTATTTCTTTTGGTGTTTTTGGTAAACCCGATAAAGGATTAACTCTATCTAATTTTCTACCCGCTATTGTTTGAAACCAATCATCATAGTTTTTAAAAAATGTATCTGCATTTTTAGCTGCTTGAGTTCCTGCTTTTGCTCCTGTGATTATAGCTTCAGGATCACCAAAAGCAGATTTTAAACTGCCTTGATAAAAGTTATCTGTGTATATTTTCCAAAAGTTATCAGCACCTTGATAGATGTCTGTAAGTTTTTGCATGACAGGTGTGTTCATCATTTTATTAAAACTTATTTTTCCATCTTTAGTTGCTTCTAAAACTCTTCTCATCTCTTGAACGTTTATGTTTTGATCAATAACTCCACGCTCAATAAGTCTTTCAATCTTTGCTATTTTTTCAGGAGTAGATTTTGCACCTTGAAAGATATCTCCAATTGTTAAACCCCATGCATCTTTAAATCCTATTCGACCTCCAATAAGACCGTTTGCAAGTGGAAACATAGAAGCTGTTGTAAAGTTTCTTATCTGTGTCATTGGAGATAAAATAGTTTTAGAGATCTGTGCTCCTGCTTTTAATGCCATAAATGATTTGTAAAAAGGTACGCTGTATAAACTACTTGTAATTTCTTTTGCTCCTACTAAAGCATTTGCTATCTCAGGTGCTGCAAAGTAATTACCATTAAATATTTCACTTGTTGTAACAGCGTCAGGTAATTTTTCTCTAGCCGCTATGTTCTTAAGATTGACCATATTACCTGGACCATCTCTTAAATTTAATCTAGCGATTGATTCTGCTGTGTGTATTAATCCTCTTGGATTGGCTACTGTATTTAAACCTGTTTTAATGTAATCATCAAACGCAGCCTTACCATACATTTGTTTACTTTGATTTAAAACAACATCAAGACCTGCACCTAAAGAATTAAAAGTTTCAACATCTTTCGTAATTAATTTACCCGAAGCATCTTTAGCTCCTTTTTTAATTAACTCGCCTGCTGTTCTACCTTCTTCAACAGATAATATTTTTTTAATTACATCAGGAACAGTTTCTGTTCCTCCCATTACAGCTTTAGGATCTACGTCAGAAGCTTTAGCTATATAATTAAATATAGTGGCAGGATTTAAATTATCTTGAATAACAGTGCTTTTAAAATTAAGTAATTTATTTTTAGCCTGTTGACTTAATAGTGTATCTAATTGTTTTGCATTACCTCCCGCAGCTTTAATTAAAGGTGCCATAACTTCAGGATTCTTTTTCATTTGTGTTTTAAAAAAATCAAATGTTTTGTTTTCTAATAAAGGATTAAATCTAAATTTTTTATTATTAAAAGCACCAAACCTTTGTTTTGTATAGCTATCATAATCTAACATAGCCATCTTCTTAAGATCTGCACCAAAAATTTTATATTTGTCGTTTGTTTTTATAATAATTTCTTTTAGTTTTTTTGCGTTTGCTCTTGCTTCTTTAGGAATGGTTTCTAATATGTCATCTGCAGCTTTACCGGAAGCTAAGATAAAATCTTTTATTTTACTATTTTCTACTTGTAGTTTTAAAATAGATTCACCGCTATCAAATTTAATTTTAAAATCTTTAACAATATTTCTTTGCACATCTTCTATTTGACCCGCAATATTTTTTAAAGTTTTTTCTTGACCAGCTACTTTAGTTATTGCTGAGTCTTGCACAGATTTTAATTCACCTGTTAATCCTCTAGCTGATTTAAATTGATCTGCCAATCTAGTTAAATTTCTTTTAACAAGAGATATAGCACCACTCTCTATAGGTCTGTGTCTCCAATCACCTGCCAGTCCTGCTTTCTCTGCGCCTTTTTTAAGAAGTGATCCTGATTTAATTAATGACTGTTGTAAAATACTTTTTTCGTTTTTACCTACAATAGTGTTAATAGCTAATGTTAAAGGTTTATCTACTACATACTCTAATGCTTTACCACCTACTGTACCTACAACTTTTGCGCCAGGTATAATACCATATTTAAATCCAATAGCTGCTGCTGTTGGTAATAAAGGAACAGCACCTCCAATCAATGCACCTTCAGCACCAAATTTTAATTTTCCTTTTAATGTTTCAACTGCTCTGTCTCTACCACTTAATCCTGATAGATCTGTTCGTTGTGTAAGACCTGTTAAGTCTGAAAGTGTTCCAAGTTTATCGGGTGTTGATACAGCAAAATCAGTAAGACCACCTATTGTTCCAAAGTAACCGGCTCTCTTTACAAGCTCTGCTCCCTTAGCTGCTTTGGTAGGTAAAGAACCTAATTGAGTCATGGTGCTTATACCTTTTAATTTTGTAATACCGCCTGCTATCTTTACGGCTGCACCAAACGGAATACCAAACTGTGCAATAACTGATGTGATATCTCCGACAGCTGTTTTAGTATCAGGAGTAATTGTATCAAAGACTTCATTTATTTTCGTAAGAAGATCTGTATCAGCAAGATAATCAATAGGCATTGCACCTAAAGATACCAAACCTTGTACAGCTTGACTTAAACCTGCAACTGCGCCAACAGGAAGATCTATAAGATAATCTGTAAAGCCAACGTCTGAGCCTCGTGGCTGTTCTACTTGATTTTGACTGAAGCCTTTAAATGATTCAAAAGCCATGTTTCTCCTATGCGGTTGTTGGAGGAATGACTAAGTTGACTCCATATTTAATATTAAAGTTACCTACATCATCTTGTGTTGTAATGTAAGCAAAGTCTTGTAATGCCTCCGTGCTGTTTGCTAATAGCTCAACAACATCATCTGTTATTTCTTTTGGTAATTTATTTCTTAACTCAGCGTAAGACAACTTAAGAACTTGTTTTTCAGGAGTAGGAGCACCTGGTGTATTAGCAATTGTTTCTGCTACCTCCATCGTTTCTCCTTCTATTGGTGAACCGTTTGCTCTATTTACTCTACCACCATCAGCTAAATATTCTTTTCTATAACCTCTGTATATTTTATCAAAACCTTCAAACGTAGCATATCTCCCTAGTTCTTTTTGAAGTTTTCTAATATTTTCTTCTATTTTTTTAATTCTATCTGCGTTAGGTTTTTTCTTACCTTGTTCAACTGCTAATAAACCTCTTTGCTTATCAATGCTGCTTGTTACATCTATGATCTCTTTGGCTGCAGCTGTTACTATTTTAGTTCCTTCTTTACCGCCTTGTTGTTCAATAATTACCTCATCCATAATAACAGTTAATGGTCTCTTATCATTGTTTTGTCTTTTTCTAGCTTCAGCAATTGTTCTAATGTTTCGCATTTCGGGAGTTGGTTTATTTGCCTTAGTCTGTTCTAATTCTTTTCGTTTAAAGTTTTCATAAGCTTTTAAAGTAATTGCCTTATCTTGTTTATCTCTTCTTTTAATAGTTGGTAAAGCTAGATCTGCAGCTTTAGATATTTTCTCACTTAATGAACCGCCTCCTTTAATAGCTTCTGCTATTATTAAAGCGTTCTCTCCTCTTGTAAGACTTTCATTTTGTAATAGTTCTTTTAAAAATTTTGCTTCTTTTTCAATTTCTGCTTTAGGATCTAAAGTAATAGAACTTTCTTCAGTAATATCTATTTCAGATTTTTCAGGTCCTTGAGCCGCTTTTATTGCTTCAAAATCAGTAAGTTTATCCTCACCTGTAAACTGAGTGGGATCTCCTGACATTGAAGGTTTATCTAGTTCTTCTTTTATTTTCTTTTGTTTTTCTATTTCTGCACGCTTTTTTATATCTTTAGTTCTTCCTAATATTTTAGGATAGGTTCCTGTTTCAGGATCTAAAAAGAAAGCATCAGTAAAACTAATTGGATCTCCTTCTTTTTCTTTTTCAAGAAGTGTTTTTGCATAATCTTCATAATCTAATGCAGATGTTTCATCCATTATACCTTTTCCACTCATTTCTTTCATATATTTTAATGCTTTAGTAGTTTTAGGTCTGTTAAGATAGGCTAGGCCTGCCTGAGCTGCTATGGGTGCACCATAAGAAACAGCTCCTCTCATAAAATTTCCAAAAGGAGTTGATTGAGGTAGATTTGTTCTTATATTAGGTTTTTCACCGTAGTATTCCATTCCAGGAAAAGGAGAAACAAAACCTGTTCTACTTCCCATAGGATTTCCTTGAATAATTCCACCACCTATAGAATAATTAGATCTTATAGAGCCAATACCTGAACTACCACCACGTCTAAAAGAAGGTCTTTTTAAAATCATTATTTACCTCCAAAGATACTGCCTAAACCATAAGCAGTTAATCCTGTTTGAAGAGCTTGTGATA